CCACATGACCCTCGTCGTACCCCCACATGATTTCTGAGACTGCGAAGCCCTTGCCGATTGCGTCCAGCAGGTCGATCATAATGTCCTCAATGTTCTCAAGGCCGCCGAGCTGACTTTCCACAAACTCGGCGATCTCCTTGTCCCGTGAGTCGTCGCTGTCAAAGGGGATGATCTCAAAATCAAGCCCCGTGACGGCGTTCTTGCGAGTTTGAAGCTGCGAGAAGAGATGTGGGTCTTTTTCTTCCAGCTCTTCAAATAGCTCCATCTGTCGCAGCACATCGCCGGAGTCTGCCTCTCGGAAGATCTCCGCCAGCTTGACGGGCGTGAGTCCGTTGCTCGGGTACTCGCTGTACTTGTCCGTCACTTGAGCGACGGCAATCTCTTCGACCTTCGGGCGACAGAGTGGCGTAGTCTGCTGGGTCTGATATTGCTTCTTCTTTTTCCGGCTCATACGCCCACCTCCTCAATACGGCGAGCTGCCTTTTGATAATGTTCATCGTCGAGCTCAATGCCGATAAATCGCCGCCCTGCCTTCTTGGCTGCAACGAGGGTCGAGCCAGATCCTGCAAATGGATCTAAAATAAGATCTCCCGGTTTTGTAACAGATGTGATAAGGTGCGCCATAAGTCCCACAGGCTTCTCGGTCGGATGTATCATTTGCGAACCACTCAGCTTGTGGATAGAAACCACATCCTTCGGTCTGTGACCGGGAAAACTGTATTTCCCTTTAATGGCGAAGACTGCGTTCTCGTGTGTTGGAGCAAACTGCGCCTTGCAATCCCCCATCCCGTGCATAACCTTGTCCCAGATTACCTCACTTTTGACACGAAAGCCCGCCAACTTCATCGCATCAATAAAGGTCTGTTCTACATCCCACCGAGTAAAACAAATAAGAGTTCCTCCTTGTTTAAGCACTCGGAAGGCATCATACAAGAACCAAATAAAAGGGCTCTTGTCGTTCTTGATGGACGCTCCCGTCCCTTTGCTGTGGTAGTCAATACCATAGGGCGGATCGGTGATAACCGCATCCACACTCTCGCTTTCCATCTGCCGGAGCACTGAAAGACTGTCGCCGTGGATGATGGTATTTTCTTGGAGACTGATACGCCTCACCTCCTTAGAACGCCCCCCTCTTGAAGTCGAGGGCTCGGGCTATAACGGAGCGGTATTCTGTCTTCCTGCCGATCTTACAGTCAAGAGCCAGCTTCACCGCCATTTGCAGACCGTCCGGGGCGTCGTCATTCTTGCCCATCGGGTACTCGGTCATCTGCTTATAAAGTGTCTTGTGCTTCTTCGAGAACTTGATGTAGCCATTTTTTACAAAGGGCTGCAAGCTCTGAATGCGGGCGTCCTTGTTCTGGGTCGAGTTGATCTCAACGATTGGAAGGTACTCGCCCGCCTCTGCCGAGCGCTGCCGCATGATCTCCGCAAAGTAATATTGAAATTGAACCGTTTCGACGCCGAACTGATAATAGGGCCGCTTGTAGTCCCGTTTGAGACGGCGACTCGCTTCCAGCGCATCCTCAATTATTTTGTCCGGCTTGCGCTTTTCGACATCTGCAATGAGGACATAGAGGAAGCCTGTCTTCGTGTCCTTGGCTATTGCAAGAATGGAGCTCGTGTCCGACTTTTTATTCTTGCCGAGAGACGGGTCATTTGCACCAAAGAACATGAAGCGAGGGTCGGAGAAGTCCGGGATAGTCTTTCCGTCGTCATCGTAGAAGTCAAACCATTCCTCTTGGAAGGTGCAGCTCTCCGGGTCGATTGGATCGTTTTGTATCTCACTGTTAAAGCTCGCCTCGCCCTCGGATATGCGGATAACCATGAGATCATAGTAGGAGAGCTTCTCTTCCCAGAGAACGGCGGTTCCTTCTAACATTTCCTCTCGGTTTGCTTTGAAGAACTCCTCGGCGTCTTCCTGCCGTGCGTCGTTGGCGAGATCGGTGAAGATCCTCTCCCATGCGTCCCAGAGCCCCACGTTCTCGGCGAAGCTGATAACGCCACGATAAACCGAAGTTTTATAGCTTGGGTTCTTGGCGACGTTGGCAAGCAGAGCGTCGAAGTGAAGCAGCGTCCCAATATACACGATGTCGGTGTAGGTATCGCCGCACTTTGAGACCGCCTTGTAATACCAGTTTCTCAGCTTCTTCCGCTGGTCTGGAGTGTTGACGTTCTCGTCATTTTCGAGGTCGTCGCAGACGATGAGATCGGGACGCCATTGCTTGTGACGACGTCCACGGATTTTCTTGCCGGAGCCGATCGCTTCGATTTTCACTCCGTTTGAGAGGAGTATGACCGATGCTTTCCAAACCTTGCCCTCGAGTTCCCCGAAGTCTTCCTTCAAGGCAGCGTTCTCTTCAAGCTCTGTTTTCAGATCTGCGAGGAAGCCCTCGGCCTGTTCGGAGCTATCAGAGAGAATGAGAATGTAATGCTTATAGGCGTATACTGCGGCGTGAAGATCGTCCTTGAAGGTGAAGGTCGTACTCTTGGCATGACCACGGGGCGCTTCGATTGCTCTGCGGCATCCGTCCGCCCGGTTGATCTCCTTCGCCGACTCCGTTGGGTCGAGCCCCTTCATGACGCCCTCTCTCCATATCCGATCAAGTTCGCCGTGAAAAGCCGGAGACTTTCTCACGAAGTAGTGAGCAAGGTAGGCCCTGCCGAAGTATTCGAGGTCGATCGCTCCGAGCTTCCGGCGTAACCCCTTCGGCCCGGTCAGTTCTTTCCCGGTCTTGTAGTCCCGGAGGAGCTGTGCCCGACGTTCGGGGAAGTTGTCGCCGCTGGTGACATACTGCTCGAAGATCTGCCGCTGATACTCACGGTTCGCCACCGCTTCACGGTCTTCCGGTTCGTCCAGCTTCTCAAGGTAGTCCTCAAGGTCAATCTTCGCCATCTGTGACCACCTTCTCCCTTGCACGAGCCAGAACGTCACGGAGTTCCTCGGTGAGTTCTGGGTGCTGCTTAATTGCTGCCATGAGCTCAACTTCCATCTGATCGAAGGCGAGCTCCGCTTTCTTCTTCATGTCCTGCCGGACTCGTTTCTCATAGGTGGCGTTGCGGGCCAGACTCGCAATGAGTCGCCCTGCCTTATCCAGCGGCATCTCGGCAAAGTCGTCCTCTGCCGTGCTCACTCGCTGCATAAGGCCATCCATGAGCACCATAGACGCCGCCTTTGTGTAGTCGAGATCCGGGTGGGACTCGACCGCTTGGGCGATCGCTTGTGTCCGCTGCAAGGTTTCAGCGACACGCTGGGCCGCTTGATTGGATCGGATAGCATAGCGCCCGATTGCGCTCTTGCTGATGGTGTGCCCCTCTTCCTTGAGCCAGAGGGCGAGCTCCTCGTAGGTGTTCGCCGTGTCAGTGAGCTTTAGGTCGAGCTGCGCCTTAATATCATCCGGGAGCTTATCGACCGTGGAGCTCACCCGAGTCCGGCGGCGTTCGCCCTTAGACATCGACGCCGGGGTCGTCGATCGTGCCCTCCACCAGATCGACGCCCTTCCTCGTCAACTTGATAACGGCGTCTCGGCGGTAGGCGTTATAGGCGTTTGCCGTGCGCCCGGTGAAGGCAATATAGCCCGCCTCCTCCAAATACTCGAGGTGCTTCGAGATGTCGGGGGAAAGGATAAGGCCGTCGCCAACGAGTGCGTTCGTGATCTGACGCACAAGTAGGGCGTTCTGATTGCCTTTTGCGAGGGCCCGGATGATATAGCCCCGAATTGCCTTGTTCTTACCGACTTCCTGCTCCTGTGCTTCGTCCATAAAAGCCATAGCTGTTTATTCCTCCTTCCCTTTGCCCGCACCATAGAGAAGCTGGTCGAGCTTGTCTTCAACTCGGTTCATGATGCGGATGTAATCTTCCCTTGTGACATAGAGAAGGGGGAGGTCGGCTTTGAGGTCGTTGAGCTTCTCCTCCACCTTCTCGATCTGTGTTGCGTTTTTCTTGTCGGCCTCCTCGAGCGTGGTGAGCGTCTTCTTGATGAAGAACGTCAGCGCTCCCACGACGAGGGTACAGAGCAAAGAGGCCGAGGCCCCGATGATGGTAGTAATTTGCGTGACGTCCATAAGCATCCCTCCTTACTCGGTTACAACAGAGCCGGACTCAAGCAGTTCCCTGTCGAGGGTGATATAGGGGTCTTCCTGCTTCACCTTGCGAACAGCGTCCTCAATACACTTGATGAGGTAGTCGTCAAAGCTGCCGAGGTTCTCCGTGATAACCCTCTGAGCCTCCGGGGTAACGGACTTCTTAACGTCCTCAAAAACTTCCTTTCCCAGCTTGAGCAGCTCCTCACGGTCAACTGTTCCGGCTTTGACTGCGTCTCTGAGTGCCTTCGCCGTGGTCTGTTCCATTGCGGACACGGATACCGTCGCAAGACTCTCGACGTCGTCAAGGGCGTCGTTGAGTAGCTTGCGGGCCGCTTCGTCCTTGATCGCCGCCGTCTTCATCTTCGCCATGCTGACGCCGATGCGGATGTAGTACATCGCATAAGCCCCGAGCAGGGTGAGAACTCCGAGCGCAAGGTTCACCAGCAGCTCACTCGCCATTGTCTGAATACTTTCCATTTTGTCGTCCTCCTTCTGGTAAAAAAATAAGAGTATGAGCAGTAGCTCATACTCTTATGGTAAGGCATTTTCAAAGAAGTTAATATATGTAGCACTTCTGAGAAAAACCGCTTATTTAGTTATCTTCTTC